AAACACGATACGAACTCCTCAAGTTTAAAATACGCGAGGATTTTGCATGACAACCTTCACGGCTCAAACCCTACTCTACGCGCTAAAAACTCTCGATAACACCGGGGGCGCAAGTCTAAGTGCGGACAGTTTAGGGTTTTCTCTGAGCCAAGGTCAGTTCATGGAATTTTTGTACCTACTTGACTCCCCGCAAACTACTGACGCGCAAGTTTTAGCGTTCTTTAAAACGCTGACTGACAGTTCAACCGCCGCCGAAAACGCCACGCTAGCGTTTACAAAAGCATTAGCGGATACACCTGCAACTACCGACGAAACTTTGTTTGCCGTGGCTAAAGCGTTGTCTGATGCGCCGAGGGCTACTGATTTAATGGCGCGGTCGTTTTCCCGCCCAGGCGTTACAGATGCGGCGACGGTTTCGGACACAGCAAGTAATCACCTCAACAGCCACGCGTTTGATACTGTAACCGCCACAGACGACGTCGATGGTGCAGCGTCGATACAGGACGATCAGGAAGTTCAGTTTTTTAAAACACGCACCGACGTCGCCTCTGTAACAGACGTTTTCGTCCGTTTCCTAACGATAATACGCGCACTCAGCGACACAGCCTCAGTTACCGACACGGGGCTGCTACGAAGTCAGGGTTATACCACTGACTTTTCTTACTTCTTGGAAGACTACGTCGGAGTTTCCCGAACCCTTTAGTGGAGATCGTTATGATTAACGAAAACTTAAAGCTATCCGGTCAGCTTAATATTGTTCTAAAGGACAAGGCCGGTAACGTAAAAGAAACCCGTGAGGTAAAAAACCTTGTCGTAGACACCGGTTTAGCGTTTATCGCCAGCCGCATGACTGGCACGTCTAAGGCTGTAATGAGCCACATGGCGCTGGGGTCAGGCACCACAGCTGCTGCCGCAGGGCAGACCGATTTGGTTAGCATCCTTGGCTCACGCGAAGCACTAGACTCAACAACTATTACTGGCTCCAACAAAGCCGTGGCTTACGTGTCTTCCTTTGAAGCAGGCGACGGCACGGGTGCGGTGACTGAGGCTGGTATTTTCAACGCATCCAGCGCAGGCGACATGCTTTGCCGTACAGTGTTTAGCGTCGTTAACAAAGCGGCGGATGACGCCATGTCCGTGACGTGGACGATAACACTCGCAGCATCTTAATTTAGTACAGGGGGCGGCTTATGGCTACCATAGTAACACGATCAGGCAAAGGCTCGCCCCTTACTAACACCGAGGTGGATGCGAACTTTACTAACCTGAACACTGACAAAATCGAAACAAACGCAGAAGTGCGTGCAGCGGTTGAGGCCGCATCTGACAGCAACGTATTTACCGACGCAGACCACACTAAATTAAATGCCATCGAAGCCAGCGCGACAGCAGACCAGACAGCCGCAGAAATCCTGACTGCAATCAAAACGGTTGATGGGGCTGGTAGTGGACTAGACGCAGATACGCTAGACGGGATAGCCAGCGCAGACATTGCCAGAAAAGTTTGGTATTCAAGTTCTGTTAGTGCTGGAACGGACAACTACTGGGCCAAAGTCGCTACTTTTAGCTTTAATAGCGAAAATTATAGGGACGCGCAGGCTTTATATTCGTTTACCAATGTAAACACAGGTCCTGCCGATGTTGGGGCTATTACATTAGTTGCTATTGGAGTGCGAAAAAACAACCCAAGCAACTCTGAGACTAATACTCTTACTGTTGATATTTTGGCGTCTGCAAATACAACTGCCTTCGGCGATGACAGCTTTAAACTAATCGACAGCGGCGGTGGCACCGACGTTGAGTTTTGGGTGCAAAAAAAGGTTGCTTACGCTTCTACAGTAACAGCATGGTTGTTGTCTTATATTTCAAATAGTGGGACCACCATAACGTACAATAACAACGCAGCGTGGCAGTCATCCACCCCCACGGGCAGCGGCTTGAACGTACTGTCAGCGGGGCTGCGATACAACGATTATACAGTTTGGCACTCAGGCAATGACGGGACTGGCTCTGGCCTAGACGCAGATACGCTAGACGGCGTTGAGGCGGCTGCACTAATGCCACTATCTGGCGGCACTTTTACTGGAAATGTAACTCTACAAAATACATCTTCCCCTACAATCGCAGTTTTTGATGGTACTCGTTTTGGGAGTATGAAACAAACTATGTTGGGTGGCCTTGAGTTTGCCGTTGGTACTATTTCTGGCTCTACTTATGGTCAATTTGTTTTAAAGCAACAAAACGGTGTGGGTAGTCAGATAGTATCTATTAAAGCAGACCTAGGGGCCGCTGTAGAACTGTACCATCTCGGTACTAAAAAGCTGGAAACAACAGCCAGCGGAATTGACGTAACTGGCACAGTCCAAGCCGACCAGTTTAACAACGACGAAGCCCTGCCCGACATTCGCCCCAGCTTGCTGCTAGACTTTGCGAACAGCAAAACGCTAGACCCACGGATTACTTTTACCCGTGGCAGCACTGCGACTTACTATGATGGTCATACCACGGCGAAAGCCGAGGAGAATTTGCTGACGTATTCGCAGGAACTTGATAATGGGGCTTGGGGTAAAAACGACAGTGCTGTGTCTGCAAATTCTATTGCTGCTCCAGACGGAACTACAACTGCTGATACGGTAACTGCAGATGGCGGTTCAGCAATTGCTCACGGAGTTTTATCAAATACTGCAATAAGCAGTGCTGCGGCAACTGTCAGCGTATACGCAAAAAAAGGTAGCCAAAGTGTTCTACAGATTTTGTTTTACGGCCCAGCGTCTAATATTTGGCAAAACTATAATTTGGATAACGGGTCGTTAGGTAGTGGCAATAGTAGTCATGCAGAACAAACGGCTCAATCAATTACAGACGTTGGTAACGGTTGGTATCGCTGCACTGTGTCTGGGGATTTCTCATCGAGTAACGCAACCGATATACTATTTGCAATCAAATCATCTGCTACATCTGTTCGTGCTGCGACTGAAACAAACAGCGGTACGATTTATCTTTGGGGCGCACAGCTAGAACAACGCAGCGCACCCACAGCCTACACAGCGACAACCTCTGCGCCCATCGTTAAATACCAGCCGACACTGCAAACAGCGGCATCTGGCTTGGCACGGTTTGACCACGATCCAGTGACAGGTGAAAGCAAGGGGCTTCTGGTTGAGGAAGCACGGACGAACTTGTTTACCTACAGTAGTGAGTTCGATAATGCAGAGTGGAACACGGTTAGGACTTCCGTAGATGCTAATGTTATCGTAGCACCTGATGGTACACTCTCCGCAGATAAGCTAGTAGAAGACACAACTGCTAGCAACAGCCATTACCTACTTGAATTTATCACAAAAGACAGTTCAGTGCGAAACTACACCGCTTCTGTTTATCTTAAAGCTGCTGAAAGGACTAAAGCATTTGTCTATTTTAGAGACAGTTCTTTCGTCGGTGCAAGGACAGGTGTTATTGATCTTTCTGCTGGCACTATTGGGGATGCTGATATTAGCACTGGGGGAACTGTTCTAGGCAACACCATAGAAGATGCTGGCAATGGTTGGTATCGTGTCTCTCTATCTATGACATCCACAACTAACACGTCTCAAAGGCTTGAGATTTATGCGGCTGATGATAGTGGGAACATTACCTACACAGGCGATGGCTACTCAGGCGTATTCCTCTGGGGCGCACAGATGGAAGAAGGCTCCTTCCCCACCAGCTATATCCCGACAAGCGGCAGCACTGTGACGAGGGCGGTGGATAGTGTGCGAATGCTACTTGCAAGTTTTGCTGGAATTTACAATCCGACAGAAAGCACAATGTTTTCCGAGTTTAGCTCAATTTCGGACGACACTGGCTATGTACGAATTTGGGACATTGGTAGCCTAACTACAAACAATAATAGGTTTGCATTAATGCACTTTCCAAGGTCAAGTGTTGAAAATATAACTATGGAATACAGAACCAATAACACCGCACAAGCGTCTCTGTCTGTAATTTCAAATACACTTGTTGTCACAAACGCTAAAGTTGCAGCAACATGGGCACAGAACGATTTTGCTGCGGTGGCTAATGGCGGCACCGTATTAACCGATGGCACTGGGTCAATATACTCAAGTATACCCAGAGATACCCTTGGAATTGGGAATGCGACAGGCTTGGGTAATGACCTAACGGGCCACTTAAAAAAGTTAGCCTATTACCCCAAGCGCCTATCCAACGCTACGCTGCAAGCAATGACTACGGAGTAAGCGAAATGACATATTATCTTAAAGCAACCTCCGAGACCGCACTCTGGACAGCACTTGGCGCAGCGGGATTGGCACACAAAGTCTACAATCCAGATGACCCCGCTAACGTAGCACCCGCTGACCTTGGTTATGAGGAAACTTGGGAACCCAGCGGTGCATACGAGTGGCAAGCAGACACGCAGATGCTGGACGTTATCGGGCCGATTTACGCCAAGACGGGCAAAGTGCTGACTGACCCAGACGGCATGGAATACCCAGAGACACAGGAAGTCGCAGGGTTCCATGCGAACTTGCGTGAAACACTGACAGACGCACAGGTGGCTGCATTGCCAACGGTGGCTGCACCAGCAACGCCATATCGCATTTGGGCGGGAGATTAACATGGCTAAACTAATAGGAACGGCACCCAATCAAGTGCCAACAAACGCTGACCTTGGCAAGCTGGCGTACCAAGACGCAATTGCAAATGGCACAGGCACAGCGGGACAAGTACTGCAATCTGGTGGGGCTACGGGTTCACCTACGTGGGCTGATGCTGGTGGTGGCGTTCCAGCAGGGTCAGTAATTTATCATGCGGCTAATGCTGCGCCTACGGGCTTTCTTAAAGCCAACGGTGCCGCCGTTTCACGTTCAACTTACTCGGATTTGTTTACAGCTATTGGTACAACATTTGGCACTGGTGACGGTTCTTCCACGTTCAACGTCCCTGACCTTCGTGGCGAGTTTATGCGTGGCTGGGATGACAGCCGTGGTATTGATAGTGGTCGTTCATTCGGGTCAGCACAAGCTGATGAATTTAAGGCTCACACTCACACACAAACTAGGGCAGCAACTTCTGGTGCAAGTGGTGGGTGGGGCTGGTACGCAAGTTATTACGGCACTGTAAACACTGGTTCAACTGGCGGATCAGAAACCCGCCCACGCAACATAGCCTTACTTGCTTGTATTAAATATTAAGGAGACACCGATATGAACGTATATCAAACTGATCTGAATGGTGTTTTTGTAGGCGCAACAACAGCAGACCAAGACCCTTTAGATAGCACTAATTGGCTCATTCCAGCGGGTTGTGTAGAAACTGCACCGCCAACTATCACTGACAAGCAATTTGCTAAATGGGACGGCGCAAAGTGGGCTGTAGAGAACATACCCGTTGTAAAGCCCGATCCAGAACCCAAACCTTTGTCTGAAGCGGAAACAGTACGAGCAAAACGCAACCAGTTACTATTTGAATCTGACGGTATGGCATTGGCAGACCGTATAACCGACGAGTGGCGTGTGTACAGACAGGCGCTGCGCGATGTGCCACAGCAATCTGGCTTCCCTAGCAGCGTAACATGGCCCACGGAACCAAGCTGATGGCCGATATGAACGAGCGTGTCTCCGCGCTAGAAAGGGATGTTGTGGCTTTGCAAACAGAGGTTCGAATACAGTTTAAGGAGATTTTCACGCGCATAAAAAGACTTGAGGCCGTGCTAATTGCCACGAGCGGGGCGACTATCG